GAGTGGGTCCTGTCCTTTTACAAGACGCTGCGTAACGGCTTTCTTTGCAACAGAGTGAAAATAAATCATGTTGGCAAACTGATTTTCAAATGCCGCACCAGATGTACCCTGTAAACAGTGGTAAGACCATACGCATAAGGTTTTCTTTCCGTCTTTTTCCAGATGTTCTACATAGTCACGGCTCTGGCGAGGGTAGATAACAGCTCTGTACTTTCCAGAATCAAGGTCTGCCAGCGTAATCGGTGTGTAAGGAGCCGGATTGTTGCCATTTTCATCAATCCACCAGCACGGATGGAAAATCTGATGTGGTGTGTGGGTATCAATAGATACCGCGATGTTTGTAATTTTATCCACGTTGTTATAGATAAACTGTGTCATTCTCTCCACATCGCCGTGCGCTCCTGGAACTCCGAGTGCTCCGTTATCCATGAAGTCCTGCTGCACATCAATTCCGAGAAACAATACTCTCTCTTTGTTCTGTGCTGCCGGTGTAAGCTGCTCATCGTTTGCCTTTCTCAAAATCTCATTTAGAGAAATCGGATTTGTCTGTGAACCAATACTTGCGATGTTCACAATTTCATTGTAGGGTGTTTTCATTGGTGGTTATCTCCTTTTATATTTTATTTGACCGGAGCTATTTGCCCCGGTCAGTATTTACTCTATTCGACTGTGATGCAATCATATCTCTCAGAATTGATTGTATTCTCCATAGCCTCAACCGGATTATAGCCAAGGTTCTGCAGGATCTGTTTGAATACCGTCACAGACTGTCCGCTTGCAAGCTGCACGCCCTTACGGTTGTGATCTGCATGGAATACATCGTGTCGGCTGTTCACATTCCAGAAGATGATGTTCGGAATCACATAACCGGCCTTGCGGAACTTATTTGTCATCTTGTCATAGAAAGACCACTCACGGTTTCCGCAATAGTCAATTTCCATATCAGAGATAACAACGATTGCTTTCGGCATTTCATCCTGCGGAGTATTGTGTTTTTCCGCAATTTCAAGAACTCTCTCAAAAGCGGCTTTAAGGTCTGTATTCATATCCCAATTTGCTTTACTTACGTTGCGTATCTTCTGTTCAAGGGTTTCTCCCCTCAGAATAACCGTCTCTGGTCTGCCAGAGAACGTCATAAACAGATTGTGGTATGCGCCAACATTTCTCTCTGCAAAATAGATTGCAAGACCGATTGATGTTGCCATAGGTCTGCCACTCATGGAACCGGACACATCCGCCATAACTAAAGCGTTTGTTCCTTTCTCCACATAATCCGGCAATGCTTTCCACTGTGCTTCGAGTACCTTGCTGCTCTCTCTGCCATAAAGGATCTTCTCAACAATATCGTAAGGGAATAGTGTTGAGGCATTGATCTTTACCTCTCCCTTTTCTGCTTTGCTGATAAACTCTCCAAATCTCTCAGCATCATGTTTCATAAATGCCTTGCGGTAAATCATCATTGCACGGCTCGGAACTTCCGGGTATTTGATTTCATCCCATCTTCCGGCTGACATAAGACTTTCAACGACACCGATCTGTTTTCTCATACTACGGACGATTCTCTTGAAATTGTAGACCGGATAGCCTAATTTCTGCGCCGTAAGGATTCCGAGTTTTCTTGTGGCAGAGCTGCTTGCATCTGCGGTCTTAATCCATTTTGCAAGTAAAGAAATTGCATTTCCGGCATTGAGGTTCTGTAAATCTTCCTCAAACTGTTTCTTCATTGCAACCCACATATCGTCCTCCAACGGAGTGCCGATAAGCTCATACAGATCATCATATCTTCCGAATATGCCAACCAAATCAAGATTCGGTCTGAGTGCTTCCGGGTGTTTCTCTGCCATATAACGAATAATGGTTCTGAAAGTCTTTCTCTCTCCAAGACCGCCACGAATGTCTCTTGCATAGAACGCAATCTTTGTAGCAAAGAGTTTGTCCTGTGCGTATGCCTCAGCAAACAGAGTGGTAATTCTGTTCTCATCAGCCTCTCTCAGCGATCCGATTGTACCAAACAGATCCAATCTGGCATCGCCGGAAGTATTCAGTGCCACTGCACCGTTTTCAGTCCGGGTAAATCTACCCTCTTCTCTCATTGCATCTGCAAAGCTCATGTTTTCCTACCTTTCCAGGACTCTCATTTACGGAATTGAACCGTTTCACATTGTTTTTTAGACATTTGCTTTAACCATTGTGATTGCTGTAGGAGTCCCTATAAAATTGTTTACTGTTTCATTGTCAGGACACTATTGGGGTTTATGATTAACAGTCATATCCAAAAGGGTTGCTGTAAGTGTCCCATGTAAAGTTTTATGCCTATCTGGCTAACTTTTTAAGTTCATACCGCCTGTTATGTATCGCTCCGACAGAACGACCAATTTTCTCAGACAATTCAGAATCGGTAATCTCATGCTTGATTACCAGTGCATCTTCCTCCGCAGTCCACGGATGAGACGGATATAGAAATGACGTTTTACTGTAATATCGCCTATGCTGTCTCTGACACGCCTTATGATACTTTTCCATATCCCTATAATCTTCTTTTCGGTTCATAGGCAACCTCTTTCTTTTTACATGACGCTGTTTCAAACGGGAAAATATTGTCAATGGAATTTTCTGTTTTGAAAGATTGCTGTAAGCGTCACTTAATTGCCCCGACAGGACTTGAACCCGTATACTCGATTGCTGTAAGGAACACTCCTGTCAACCATGTTCCATCCGGTTTACCATAACCGGCAATCGGGGCAGAGACGATGAGAGGAATCGAACCCCTATCCGCAGCTTGGGATTGTTATTGAAAGGAGTTTGCTGATTATGTCACTAACATGACATTCTTCTTAACAGAGCTGCTGTGCTCCCTTTGCACCACATCGCCATATAGAGTGAGGGATGGACTTGAACCACCGACAACGTCCTTAGCATGGAATGAAAGATTGCTGTTCGGATCACAAACATGATCCATTTTTCTTTCGTGCTCTACCAACTGAGCTACCTCACTCATGTAATTGGCGCATCTTCTTGATTTGTAAGGACATTTGCGCCATCGCCTTGAATGGAGAGAGTTGGATTTGAACCAACAATGAAGCAGACCCCAAGCTGTAAGATTTGCTGTCAGCACCACAAACATGATGTATTGTACACAACTGCCGCGTCTACCGTTCCGCCATCTCTCCATATTCAGTTTTAATACGGAAATCCGTATCAGTTGCGTGGGAGGGAATCGAACCCCCATCTCTTCGTTACCATCGAAAAAAGAATTATTGCTGTCCGTGTCACATGGAGCATGACAACCGCTCATAATGTTCTCTCCATTGAACTACCACGCAAGATTGCGGAGACAGGATTTGAACCTGTGACCTCCGGGGCATGAACCCGACAAGCTACCGCTGCTCCACTCCGCCATAATAGTTCTTCGCCCCACAAGAACCTCTGAGTTTTCTGCTATGTCGAATTTCTCGCATAATCACTCTTAACCGTCACACAGCCGACATCCTGAACGGTGGACTTGATTAAATAATTCCGTACACTCACTATGGTTTGTTGTGATACACCCTAACCACCGGGTATGCCAATAGGAACTATCTTTCGGGAAATCTCTCTAACCCCAACTGGTTTAACGTCCGAAGTCAGGACGGCTTTGGAGTAATGGGATTTGCACCCACTATGGAACTATGCTACTGTTAGCCACACCTTTCGCTGTTGGTACTCGGTACAATAGTTATGATTTTCAGTAGTTTCTTGGGGCGGTAGGATTACGGCTGTTTCTGTGGCTTGTCCTCGCACCTACCTCTCGCCTACCCCATTCCTTTACTATGATTATCCGTCTACCTATTCCGGCAACTCCAAATTCTGAGACCTCCTCCACCGGTGGAATACGGTCTCATAGCGGTGCATATAGGAATCGAACCTATACGGCATTTCTGCCGGATGACTTAGCAAGCCACTCCGCTACCATTACGGCAATGCACCATAACGACTCTATTGGGAATCGAACCCAAATTTTCCGATAGACAGTCGGGCGTAATAACCTTTATACCATAGAGCCAAAACCACAAAGTAAAATGCGACCTCACACCGCGGAATCGAACCGTTCCTTTCTCTATTGGTTTTGGATAGAGAACGTGCAACCCATACACCTACGAATCGAACGTATCCTTTACTTTGCCACGCCGTGTTAGGGATTTGAACCCCAGAGACTTTTACATCCAGACGGTTTTCAAGACCGCACCCTCGACCAACCGGACACACGGCAGAGTAGTTTTCCCTTGGTAACGTACAAGTCGGAGATCCTCTTCCGCCGGTCGTAAACGCCCTTTCCTAACCTTTTCTGTCGTGGAGTGTTTTGAAAGAGTAAGTCAAGTGTCTCCAACTGGCAAGGTGGGGATCGAACCCACGACATTCTGATTAACAGTCAGACGCTCTACCACTGAGCTACAAGCCATTATTGGAGTAACAGGACTCGAACCTGCGCTAACCAACATCCGTAGTGTTGTGCTCTATCCATCTGAGCTATACTCCAATGCAGTCCGGCGGCAGCTTGGATGGTTGCCACTACCGAACCGATGCAACGTGTAAGACAGTTGCCAACAAAGGTATTTCATTTTTTAATGTGGTTCTCGGACCTTACACCCCTCCACATGGTTCTCATAATCCACCGACTACATACTCAAAGAACCTTTGGCGAGTCCAACTCTTTATCGCCTTACCTCGGATGTACGTTGTTATCGCAGTTCTCCGCCTCTACCCGTCCTCTGCGTTTTGATAGATTTTTTTGTGTAGTTACGGCTCTATCTGCCTTTC